ACCAGTAACACCTAATGTGGAACCATCGAAGGTTAAGTTACCACTGTCTTCTAGTTCTCCAGAAGTACCAGCAATAACAACACGGTTGTCTGTAAGATCAGAAACCTGTAATGAGTTTACTGTAGCACCACCAGTAACAGTAAGACCAGATGCTATGTTAGCACCTCCATCTACGTCTAGAGCACCAGTAACAGTTGCACCAGCACCAACCTTCAAGGTCGTGGTATCAGCAAACGTTACAGTACCAATACCAGATACTGATATAGCAGAGAAGTTTGCTCCTTGTCCACCACCAAGAACGTAGTCTTTTACTCGTGAAGCAGTAGTCTTTCTATTAGTTCCACCACCACCATCATCAACTATGAATAGATCAGCATCTGCAATAGCAGCACCGATATCTGTACCACCATCAATATTGATATTAGCAATCTCTGTGGTACCAGAGGATCCTGGGTTAACATCCCAAGACATATTTCCACTTCCATCTACCTTTAGGAAACCTGCATTAGTTGCAGTGGCAGGTAAGATGTAAGTTTCATTTGCTCCTAAACTTGCAGGAGCTTTCAACTCTATGTAACTAGATCCATTATCGGTACCTTCAACAACCTTGACAGCACTACCAGTGGTAGTGGTCTCCTTTGTCCAGTAACGATGGGATCCAACAAATTTATTATTGCCTGTTGTTGAGTCAATTCCAACAAACAAATCGTAGGTATCTGTAACAAATCCTGGTTCACCTGCTTGTAAACCTGGAAGTGCAGCTAGATTACCCCGTTTAAACTGTAAAACAGGTGCAGCCATCTGTATCCAAATTGTAAGATATAAACCATTATCTCAATACTAAAAAGACGATATGTACCGTCTATAATTCACTTTAACAGTAAAGACTGTCTCTGTCTCATTTTGACAAGTTATTTTTATTTATTAGTTACCAACTTCCGCCATCAAGATCGATCTTATCATCAAGTGTTTCATCTAAGTAATCTACTGCAGCTTGAGTCAATCCAGATACAGCAGGTGCTCCTCCAGGAACCGTTGCACCAACAGCAGCATCAACCACCTCGTCTGGATTAACAAATTTGAATTTACTTGAAACGGTATCATAGATAAGGACAAACCTATTAGTAGCAGAGTTTAGGTTACCTGTGTCTACGTCTTGTAATTCGGATAAGTTAGCCACGTCTCCTCCTGATGATGTTGCTATTTCAGTTCCTTGTAAGGTTACAGTAAAATCACTACCAAGTTCATTAGGTTCTAGTACAGCACCAGAATCTCCTAACTCTACAATGTATACGTTACCAGCAGCTAAGGATACTTCCATTATGATACTGTGTCATTTACTTGAGCTTGACCTTGAATCACTTTGTTTATCTTAGTACTTACATTATCTTGTACTAAGATATCATAATTATATCTACCTGATGTAATAATACCTGATTGAGCATCTGTAAGAGATATGGTAATAACACCATTAGCAGGTACTGCACCAAAGGTTACACCAAAACCGATGTATCCAGAAGATCCAGACCACTTCCTCATCTTGGCAGACAGGGTAGTGTTCGTCAAATTATAACGAGTTCCATCAGCCTTCTTGATTGTGAAGGCAGCTTCAAAATCAGTCCCTTGTTCAATTTGTATATTAACTACAGGAACTGCCATGACTACTTAGTTTATTGACTTAGCTATTTATTCAAAAGCAAGGATTTAAGTTCCTCTATTTGTGCTTTCAAACCATCAAGTTCATTTTTTTGTTTCAAATGAAACTCTCTTTGACCCATATAACGGTCATAACCAAGCTTATCAGTTGACACTATTGCTTGAGTTTTCAGATCCCTTTCTAGGTTTTTATGATCTTTTACTTTTGCTCTTTTTGTCATTTGTTTTCTTTTTTCCTTTTCTCTACTCTCTTTATCATTTTAGCGTATAAAACTTCAGATTGAGTGTATAGGTTAGGATGTTTTTTGGCGAGTTTGATTAGTTTTTTGGCTGCTTTTTTATTCGAGATATCTTTCAATGAGATTGTTGCAATGGGCATTACGCTACTGCTATTGCTCTAAAGTCTAATAATCTTGGTGTCTTAGAAGAGGACACAGAACCGATAACAACTTTGACTTGGAATGCAGTAAACGATGGTAAATTATCAGCAGTAAATTCATACTCTATAAAGTTTCCATCCGTACTTGGAGGAACAAGAGCATCAGGTTTACCACTATTATTTTTAGGATCTATTACATCACCTTGGTTATCAATATTTTCATAACCTGGCATCAATTCAAATACTTTATCAAACTCAGAATTATCTTCTCTCTTCAAGCGATATAGAACTCTGACATCTGCTTCAGCAGGTCTATCAGCAGCAAATAATACTTTGAGAGATTGAGAAGGATTCTCTAATAAAATTTCCTTCGTTTGATATAACATAGCATGTGGATCATCAAGTAAGTTTGATCTACGATCTGTCTTGAAGTTTGTAATAGGTCGATTTATTCTAGAACCTTCTGTTAGAACAGAACTCTTGAATACATTGATTATAGGAGAAACATTCTTATCAGTTGTTGATAAGGTTGCTTCAAATGTAAATGATTTACCACCAGGAAGTGCTAATAGAGTTGACTTATCAAGTTCATTGACTTTAGAAGCAATTATTCTAGGTGAATCTAATTGAGTTCTACCAAACAATGAAATATCTTGATAACCTTGATCTAAGAAAGCAGTCTCATTTCCATCAATACTTGTACCAGAAGTGGTTCTTATCTTACCAGTAAGTTTTGTACCAATAGGTAAACTATGAGAAATATTTGGATTGACTGTATCAAAACATATATTCATAGATCCTTTACCTTTATCTCCACCAGTAACTTTATCCTTTTCAAAGAATTTAGTACCAGTAATCTTACCAAAATAAGAATCTAAACTAGCATTGACAGCACCATTTACTTGTGCAAGATCATGTTCAGTATTGATCTTACGTAATGATATACCAGAAATTTCATACTTCTGAACAGGAGCATTTATTTCATGGTTGATAGGTATAGTACCATCAACTCCACGAGTAATAGTACCAGAAAGTTGATTTACACCAACACTTGTGTAACTAATAACTTCATCATCAATCAATGCATATCCAATATTAGATGCAGAAACCTGTGCACCTTCAAACCAACTGAATCCTGTACTACTTCCTACACTAACAATTGAAGTAACACTTGCTGCATATCCAACAGTTAGTTTTGTAGGAACTGAATCTCCACCAACACCAGTTAACTGAGCATGATCATTATTAGAATAATGTCCATGACTAGGATGTGTTACTCTGAAATGCTTACCATCATACTCATCAGAATTCACAACTACAGAACTAGGAACAATACCTGATTGTGCAGAAGCAACACCAACACCAGATCCTAATTGAGGAACAATGGAAATTGCATCGGAAGTATTGAACTCAGCACCAGATACATTAGTAAGAACTAATCCACTGGTTGCTGTAGTAACACCAACAGTTAGAAGTAAATTCTCTCCAAGACCTTTAGATCCTAGATTTGCTGTTAGAGTATCTCCAACTTTATATCCATTACCAGTACTTGTTGGATCAATAGTTGCTGAAGTAATAATACCACCACTAACTGTCAAAATACCAACAGCACCTTGTCCACGACCTGACATAGTAACAAGACTTACAGACTGTGCTGCACCATCTTCATATCCAACACCACCATATGTAATACCAAGTGCATCTTCATCATTATTTGCTACATGTCCTAATGCCTCAGCAATCACACCTCTTGCAGTAGTATTACTGACCTGTGATATAACAGCACCATTTATAAGATGAGGTGAAGTTGAACCAGAACTCAATCCAACATATACTCTCTTAGCAAATGTTTCAATAGGATTGGAAGGTAGATTATTACGTGTACCATATGTTTGTAGAGCTGGATTATACATACGAACCGTTCCTGGTTCTGTTGTAAACTCTGCTCTATATGACTTATATTTCAAGTCTTCCAACTGTGATGCAGTCCAAGTAACATTACTTTGTGCTTTGAACAATGAACCTTGAGTTGGCTGTTTAGATACAATAATTTTCTGGAACTGACTCAAATTAGCAGTTCTAATATCTGCTTCACCAACTTGAGATATCCATGCATCATAGTCACCAGATGAAGAACCTAAGTAGAATGCATAATCACCTTTAGGTAAGTATACAGGTGCTTTGAATCCAAAATGAGTTGGTATAGTACCATCATCAGAAATGTTAACATTTATTGGATCTACTTCAACCTCACTATTCTTCATTATCTTCTGTGAAGGAAAACCACTTTCCATACTAACGATACGAACCTTCAAAGGAATCTTTTCAGACCTACTCTGGAAGTAGAAGTCTACTCCAGTCATAAACATACCAGCTTCTTCTGCAACTTCAAAACTCTGTGCTAGAGGGTCATCATCATGCTGTTCTGGCTGAACCTGAGTAATGTTTGTAACATTAGTAATATTATTTGTTATAAAGTAGTTGTGATTTATAACAGGTATAGGTAATGCAGGTTCAGTTCTAATAACTGTAGTATCGGTAATTTCAAATCCTTCAGAGAACCATTCTGAATTAGCATTACTAATATTTTTACCAGGTATTACATTTTCTGGTTTTACTTGAGTAATCAAAGAACTATGTGTTCCATCACGGAATGTATCTGGTGGAATATAATAACAACCTTGTACAGTTCCAAGATCATCAGTTACTAAACGAACATCAGCAATATCTGCTTGAGCACCACTTGTTTCACCAACTAATCTTATACCAGTACTAACTCTACCAAAGAAGTTACCATCAGACTTTTGGTTTAATGCAGCACAGTCAACATTAAGAACTGAACTTGTTTCTGAATAAGAAGATGATAAACCAACATTAGGAGAATAGGGGTTTATATCATATACAATTTGAGGACTATTGAATGGACCTGCCTTATGATTAGGTGATGCAAGACGGAATCTTATGTTAGGACCAGATACAGTTTCACCAATTTGGAATGATCCGCTTACTGGTGTTACCTCTAATAGTTTTGGTATAATATAATTATTCTCATCTATCATATCAGTACCAGACCAATATGCATAATGTTTAGTATCTGGTTTTAGAGTTGTTGCATTGAACTCAATATTTTGTTCTCTTACATGTGGAACTGGTGCACCTTGAGAGAAGAAATCATTTGCAAAACCTTCACCTTCAGTTATAGTAACTTGATTTCTATCAATATAAACATCATCTTCTGGATCTAGAGAAAGCATTCCATTCCAATCTCTGAACATATAAGGGTTTACACTTTCAAGACGTGTAGCAAATAACTGCTCACGGTCTGCGACTTCAGTGTAGTTCAGAGTAACATGGTTACCAATTTTCTTGACATTAGGTGAACCTAAGTCAGTAGCAAAACGTGGATCAACAGTAGGATCAGGAGCACCATTTACTCCAACTACACTATTTGATCCAATTAGAAGATCGATACTATCACGATACTTCTTAGAGATCATCATTCCATCATCAATCTCATATTTGATTTCAGTCTGAGTCTTATCAGTAACATTGAAATCATTGAATGGGTCAACAACAAATCCATTCTTGAATCTATCAAGACCAGTACTAGGATCTCTAATTACAAGACTATCAGTTTTAGATTCTAAAAGAGAAAGAGAAGTTACTTCTTCAAGTGTATCCAATCTCTCTTCAAGTTTACCAATATCTCTCATAGTAAAACGCTTAGTACCTTTGTACTTAACGTCAACTTCCCAACGTGCATTATAAATGTATGGTTTATAATGAATCTGTGCTATTTCAAAACTCTGACTTACTGGTTCTGGTAACTGAGGATTATCACTTGGAGTACCCTCTATGATAGTAAACGATTGATTTCTATTGAGGTATAATCTATCCTTTCTTCCAACATAGTAATCATAATCAAAGGTTACATTTTCACCGCTAGTCAATACATTGGTCGCTGATCCACCTCCAGAGAAGATTCTTGAATCAAATTCAAATGGGGAACGAGACCCTGAATATTGAGCCACTCTTGGACGAATATCAATAGTGTCAGTATTCCTAACATTACCCATAGACGGGACTCTATCATATTGTTCTTTTTCATATGAAGAAGCCGTTACTATATCACCACTATCATCGCCTTGTATATCATATCTATCATAGAATACCTTCAATCTGCCTTGTGGTTCAGATACATTTGGTTTTCTTGTCAAACGTCCAAAATCATAATATTCATCCCTCTGTCCATTATCGAGAACATAATTCTTACGGATGTTAGGATCACCTGGTTCATTTGTTGATAGGTTTGCTTTCACACCACTCTTCTGGAAACTAATTTCTTCAGTCTCAAAGAAGCTTTGATTATTCCTAGTTACAATTTCTACAGCATCTACACCAGAACGAGCAAGAACTAATGCAGCAGCACCAGAACTCTTACCAATACCAACTTCACCAATTTGAATATCTGTATTGTTTTGATTAGGACCACTGAATGCAGCTAATGTTAGTTTTGGAATAGTAGGTGTACCACTTCCTGAAGATTCAAATACTGCATGAACTTCAATGATATCTGCATTATCTAAAGATACTTCTTTATCTTGTACACGTTTACCATATACACCATTTGTAGTTAATCCATCTTTTAGACCAGTTGTTACACCAGAGTTTGCTTTATTAGAACCTGTGATATCTAATGTTGCACACTGAATAAGAGTCTTAACTTTTGAATTTACTTTAGATTTTTGCTTAGTTACTTGAACAATAACATTACCACTTTGGCTTGCAGTAAGACCAGATATAGTTGCACTCTTACCACCATTAGTGAATGCAAATTGATCTGATGATAGTACAGCAGTCGTACCGTTAGTATAAGTTACATTATATCTTTCCTCATCAAATGCTGCATAAACGTAATCACTACCTACAAGTGAAGGTAAAGTCAACTGACCACCACCTGATGTAGATTGACTTGTTGCTTCATCACGAACAAATATTGTAGATTCAGTCAGATCAACAGATTCCACATTTGTATGTGGCATATCTGCTACTAAAGTTCCTTTCTTAGATTCTTTTACCCTACCACCTAAAACTCTTACTCCACTAACAGTAAGTGCACCTGAAGGAAGAGCACCATTACATACGTTAGTAACGGTCTGTACCGCTTCGCATTCAGCACTAAATCCACTACCAGATACAGAAGTTACCTTATGAAAAACTGGGACAGTTATACCAGTAGCAGTATAAGAAATAATACTACCAGGTCTTATCTTCTTAGCCCAACCAGTTACTCCAGAGCTAATAGTACTCTTACCACCAGAAGGAGCAGAAATATTGACTGCTACAGAACCAAAGTTCGCTATCTCTTCCATAAGGACATCAGCACCAAATGTCCTACCACCACCAGTAGATCTAACAGATTTCACATCAGTAAGATCATATTCAGTAATACCAGTAACTACTCTTCCTTGTTGCTCACCATTGATGATAAGTGCTTCGTCAAGAACAAACTGTCCAGCAGTTTCAGATAATATCAAAGTAGTACTACCACTGGCATTGCTTCTTAACATACCTCTAGCACCTGACCTACTACCTTGGACAAGAGCAGGAGCGTTGAGAGATATTGCTTGGTTGATTGTTAGTTTAGTATCAGTTACAATATCGAAAAGATATAATTCATATACAGATGAATTATCAACATATGCAGAACTTTGAAGTTTATAATCATATACTCTTGCACGACCAATACTATCACCAGCAGCAGTTGCTTTATTAGAACCTAGTCTAGCACTACGTAAATCAACAAAATCAGCATTACCAGCAGCTAATCTTATTTGAGCAGCATGGTGCACATTATTTAATCTTAGTCTATTACCTGCTTCAAATCCAACAGCCCTTGTTTCTGCTGTCTTAGTAGTTCTTGGTTTTGGTATATCAAGATACTTAGTACCATTAACACTTACTTCAAAACCCCTTACGTATGCCTTACCTGGTCCAATACGCATACACATCAAGTCTTCAGATGGTACATTACCATCCTCAGTCAAACGATCCTTTGTAAACTGACCATATCTTGAGAACCTATCATTCAAACATTCTTTTGGTTCTAAATCAAATTTGGTAACATAGTAGTTACCAGACTCATCATATGTTCTTCTAGCAAATTCTTTAGCAAGTTCGTTATATACAGTTCTATCTACAAGATGCTTGACTTCTCCTACATCAGTTCTAAACAATTCAATGAAGTTCTCATCATTGAAATCTGTAAGAGGTTTCTTAGTTAGGACCAGGCCAATCTTTAATCTGTCTGCACCTGGAGCAGTAAAGTTACTAAAACCAGCAGCATTATCGTATAAAGACTCGTCTTCTACTGAAGTAACAATTTCTTCTCTTACAAGAAAACCAACACGGAAAGATGGTTCATTTCCATACTGATCCAATATTAAAGTTTCTGTCTTTACTTCTACAAAAGCACCTCTAGCAAAGAATATACCACGAATCAAACTAAATGCAGAACCAAATCCTGTTGCATTAGAACTGGATGCTGTAGCAAAGTCAGAACCATCAGCAATAGTTGTTACACCATATGTGATATCCTTCAGTGTAACTAAGTTTTCTCCATCAAGAAATGTTTCACGAGTAAGGTCATCAGAACTACCTTCATACTTGATATAAAGAGTAGTTGAATTCTCAAGTGATTCTGATTGAGGTAATACCTTTACTACCTTTGCAGTTACACCACTATCCTTACCTCTAATCCTTACACCAATAAGTTTATCATAGTAGCTTTCTACAGGAACACCAAAAAATGTAGATTCTACCTTGACATATGTGTACTCAAAATCGTAATTGAATTTACCAGGTATGACTATTGATCCTTCTTTGAATATATGCTTACCAAACTTCTCTATTTGACCTTGCAAAATTGATTGCAGTGTCGTAAGTTCCCTTGCCTGAACAGGGGTACCTGGTTTGAATAAGACCTTATTGAAATTCTTCTCAGAATCAAAATCGTCAAAATATGGGCTGACGTTTAGGTTGGTGTTCTGTGGCATTGTATCAGAATTCTAAAATGATTTTGATATCTTCTCGTTGGTTTGTTGCTCTGGTCACTTCAGGACGATTGTCAAGATAAATTATATCTCCTGAATATTTTTTAATCTCTGGACTGGCAATACCTGAATTATAGGATTGTCCAAAGTAATATGTTCTAGCGTTGACTGAAGTTGATACTCCCGTGAATGCTGTATCAATTGACAGGGTTTCAGTTCCTCCTGTTGTTGTTACTACAACGTTCAGATTCCCACCATTACCTGTATCTGGTGAGGCTGTGAACTTATTTAGAGCGAATTGGTTGAGGGAAGTTACGTCACCAGCAGCAAGACTTCTATCTTGCCAATATTGTAAAACCTTAGTAATAGGATCGTAACCAATGATTCTTCCTATAGCAGTTGATCCAAGACCAACTGTTTGAGTTAGTTGACCATCAACTTCGACTGTCATTGTAGTCGCAGCTGCACCAGCCAAACGTAAACCATAAACACCAGAAGCAGAAGGTATCTCTAGTAGATTTGTACTACCATTTACCTGAGGGTTTTTCAGAATACCAATTCTGGCAAACTGGTTACCCGTCGGAAAGTCTGGGTTTGTTACGTCACTATTCTCTATCCTACTATAAACAAGAACTTTATTAGATCCTAGTTCTCTGTAGATATCTGCACCATGACCACCAGCAGGGGGTATGATTACCGAGAACTCAGCACCACTACCAGCAACAGAACTATCAAGGTCTAAAGTAGCAAAACTGTATCCAGTTCCACCATTAGTAACCTGAACAGCAGTTGGTTGACCGTTTACGAATGTAACCGATGCTAAACCATCTTGTCCATCTCCTCTAATAGGAACTCCGTTCTTCGTACCAGTAAACTGGTAAGAAGCACTTGCGTTCTCTTCTATAGTAACTACCTCTATCTTACCATCAACAGCAGAATTTCTTACATCTTGTACATCAGTACTGGTTGTCCAGTCTGCTGGTACTGGAACATAATCAGCACTATCAAATTTTATAATATCACTTGGTTTTATAGTATAAAGGTATTTCCAGATATATCCATCACTCTCTAATCTTGGTTCTAGGTCAGTATGTACAGGTTCCTGTAACGATACAATACCATTTCCACTATTAGAAGGTGCAGCACCATTATAGATGCATTCGTACACTCTAAAATCAGAATTTAGAATATAGTAGTTTGCATTATATAAACTTGTTGAACTTGTCTGCGGGCTAACATTATTGATGCTGTAATCATGACGATACATTTCGTAAATAGAACCACTCTTCCATGTTAGTTTACGAATTACCCTTAGTACATCAGCAGAGTTTATTTTCTTAGCAGATATTAGCGTATCGTATACATCATCATGTTGATCAAAATTATCAATAGGTGACGGGGTATTTGTGTTCCAGTCAGTAACAGCACTTGTAGCGTTAGGCAAGCCAATAAAGACGTAATAACTGTTATCAGTGGTGGAAATTCCACTAACAAAGTTAGACGCATTCAATACTCTAATCTGATCAGTTATAATCGCTGGCATTACACTAATTAACTTTTCATCTTATTTATGGATAATCTAGGAGAAGTTTTTCAGTTCTCGTTACTACAGGAGCAGTAGACAACCCAGTTAGACCCTCATTTGCGTTCACAGTGAAGGTTGTACCCATACCTCCAGTGCTTACTTTTGCCCAACTAAACTGACCGTAGTAATTACCTATATCGCTTGCTAGACCTACAAAGTTGAGTCCATGACCAGGTGAAACATTAGTATGAACTCTAACGATTTGAGCAGTAATATCATCAACATGAGCAACTTCAAAAACACCATCTAAGAATTCTGTTGCTATACCAACAGTTTCAGTTCTATCTTGAGATAATGCAGTAACACCATTACCAACATTAGATCTCGTTACAAGGAAATAATCTCCAGTAGAAATACCAGTTTTTACAATACCACCATATAGAGATTGTCTAAGTAAGGAGTTTGCTGGAAAATGGAAATTGAATTGAACACCTTGAGCAGTAGATCCTATTCCAATAATATGACCTTCATCACCAAAAATATTTGAAACAGGATGTTCGGATACAGGATGTTCATATCCAGTTGTACCAAACCCAACAGTAGATGAATGACCATCAATAACTTTTATAGGGAAATTTACTTCAGGGCTATAAACTTGTGATTGCTCAGACTTTTTGAAACTCATTGAACCACCTCTAACATATAATGTTCCATCACCCTTTTCAGCAGTCTTGATAAGTTGTGAAGAAGGGAATATACGACCAGCAAATATAGTTCTTGCCTTACTTACTTTTACACCTTCTACAAATACATCATCTCTTTGTTTTCTTAATTCAATCGGTCTGAAAGGAAGTCTATCTCCAGTAATACCTACACCTTTATAGTTGGTAGTTTGAAGAGTATCTCTTGATATAACTTCTCTAACAGTTCTTTGAGTTTGTTTTCCAAGTGTTATACCATCACCTTTTTTGACTGATTGTATAGCAGTAGTATTTGAAGTATCAGCATCAGTTCCTTTATAGAAAAGCATCTGTAAAGTTGACCCTGCAGTTGGTGCCTCTGTAAATTCTATTTGAGTACCACCTTTGAAATTGTAAGCAATTTTTGGTTTCTGTAATGTATCATTGATAAAGATTAATAATACATCATCTAAACTTATTACACTACCTTCTGGTTTTTCAATACTAATGGGTTTATTATCTTCTTTCAAAGTAAAGACAGTCTTTCTACCATCAAATTCTGAAGAGAAATCATCTAAGATTTGCATCTTACCAAATACCCAACCAGTAAATTCATCATCAACAGTATCTGTAACTGTGAATATAGCAGATTGGAAATCGGATCCAAATGTAGAAATTGTAGGTATACCAACAACTGTTAGATTTTCTCCTGATGTAAATCCAAAACCAGGATTAACAATATCAAATCCCTTTATACTATTACCAACTCCAATCTCAACACTAATAGAAACACCGATACCAGTACTAGAACTCTCTAATTTAATGTCATCATAAAAACCAGGTTGATATCCAAACCCTTGTGTATTTCCAAGACCAGCAATAATACCCTTTCTAGGTAACTTGTTTGCATTTACATCCGTAAGAGAATATATCTCAGTTACACCAGGTGCTTCATTACCAGTAAATCTAACAGATGTAATACCAGGACTAGGTGAACTGATAAAAGTATAATCATTTTCAGGTTTCTGGAATATATTATTGATCAATATGGCACCATAATCACTTGTTATACCAGTAGTATTACTACCACCACTTGTAAGTGTAAATGTTTTACCAATACCAGTAAAACTTGTAGCAACATCATCAAGTACTAAGTTACCATCATAGTCAGATCTAATAAACTGTCTTCCTTGGAAAGATGATCCAACTGGTGTGTCTGCAACAATAAGTTTATGTGTACCAATTCCAGCACTGGTTAGAGTCAAAGCAATACCAGTTAATGCCATACCCTTAGTTTCAGCAAATGAAAAATAGTTTGCTGCTTGCTGTATAATAAAATAATCTTCATTACCAATCAAGGGTGATGGTGGATTCAAACTTCTAATCTTTACCTTTGTACCTGTCCTCAGTACCTCTGTAAGGCATCCAAAATTATTACCACTGAAATCCCCAGAAGCTATACCAACTTCTTGTCTAGTACCACCAAAGGGTACATCAGCAAACGTTATAGTATCATCTACAATGTTATAATCACCAAGAACTAACTTACATTCGTCATTAGCACCATGTGATAATTTTGTAGTTCCCATCCATGCTCTATCTACCAACATCTTATTCTGAACACCACCAAAATTATTCAATGACACTCTCATAATCTCACCATTGATCTCAAGAAGATCATATGCTTTGAATATGCTTGAATCAGCAACAGTTACTTCACGGTTTAGAACTTGTATTACAGTTGTAGCAGCACCTACTCTTTCATAAAGTGGAGATTGAATTATATTATCAAGAGCAACTATACACTTAGTATTCTTCTTAGTTGCTGTAAGTGAATGAGTAACACCAACACCTACTGATAAAATATTGATTGGGGTTGCAGATTTAGCGAATGCTTTAGTTCCAGCAAGTCTTATTTTATTCTCATCTACCTTGATAACATAAACTGTTTTAGGCATTGTTGTAGCAGCACCTACACCACTTACACCGTTCTGAATGTTAATGGGAGCACCATTATCTGAATATGTTACTGCTTCACCTGTCACAAAATAGTGATTCTTAATGACAATAGAATCATCACCAAGAAGTACTACAGAAGTATCTGACCCATCAAATTCTTTATGAAAAAGAGGATTCCTTTCATGAGTCAATGCGAATGACTGTTGAAAAGTTTCAGTTTCGCTGTTGAACTGTCTGTTTATTGACGCAAGTGAAAATCCCATTAGATGTCTACAGTTTTATCGTCTGGTACGTTGTCTGGTTTATCAATCCGAATTTCGGAAACCCTAGTGATGTATGCTTTATTTGGTAATGGTTCAAACCTCAATACTGCATTGGTTCCAGATGCCACCATATCAATAGCACGTATATCACGTTTCTTATCAGCAGGTGTACCTGCTACAGTTGAAATGTTATTATATGTGTTGTAATTAATGCGACTTTCAAATGCATTTGCAGCAATATTGAAGCATGAATATGTATCATCAGTTGTATTATGTATTTCGATAAAATACTTCATACAAGTAAAGTTACCAAATGATTTTGTGGATATAGTTGTGGGTGATGGAGAACCAAGTGCACCAATTGTTGTTCTTGTAGCATTCAATTCAGCATCACCAACTTCTATCAAAGGAATATCCGATACGTTATTTGTAACGTAAGTCGCTACACCAACGTTAGTTTGAAGTAATTTCACACTAACATTAGTGTTTGCATTTGGAGTATATTGTAGTTTTATAGTTCCACTGTTATTGACAATATCAAAATCACCCATCTGTTCACCACTATCCATGTTACCATAATCAGTATAAAGAACATTAGACGTACCATCAGCAAGCCAGTTATACTCTTCTACTTCTTTTTGATTACCAGCATCCTTATTATGAACGATAATCACATGTCCAGACTTGAACTTAGTGGAATCAATATCATAAAGTGTTGAAGTTGTTGGACTACCACTTGATGTAAATGCTGAGGTAATACCAATTTTCTCAATATTTGCATATGCTGTAAGTCCAATACCTGATGAAGTCTTAGGAATACTCTCCTTGTAGAAGGTTATATCAAAAGTGTAACTAGCATTGAATGGTGAGAATGAAACTGAAACTAAACTTCCAATATGATTGACAGTAAACTGTCCTAAGTCAAATTCATCAGAAAGATCTGAATATTGGTTTAGATATACGTTTGTACCATCGTGGAATACTACAAACTCACAATATTGAACCAGATTATAAATCGCACCAAACTTAGAATCTAAAACTACTTGAGCATGATATTTTATTGCACTAGGAGCAGTTGCTTGAGACATATCAAATGCATCAATTTCAACTAATCTTTCAATATTTGGATCAGTATAGAATCCAGGACTAATATCATCAATTTCTAAAACTCTATTTGTTTCACATAATAATGAATCACCAAATCTTGTAGAATTGAATACTACTTTATTACTTACAGTATTGTCATTATCTGGGATTTCATAACCAAGATCAAAGTTATGATAGTTAGAAAGTGATCCATGACTACCAATAAGAACAACAGACTTCTGTTCAGTACTTACTCCAACACTGACACCACCAGTACCCATTATAGTTCCTATTCCAGAAGCAACAGAAGGTACAAGAAGATCTGAATGCTTCTTGAATCCAGATATATGACCTAATGCATCAACTGGTTCACTCCAAGATGATATACCAACCTCTGATTTTAGAGAATATGAGAAACTTTGATAGTAGTCACTATCTTGAATTCTCTGATAGAAGTCAGATAATTTACCAGTATCTCTTTCCCATCCAAATGCTTTATTATATAAAATACCAGTTTCAAAATGTCCTTCATAGGTTTCTATATTCTCAATAGTACCACCAGCACGAGATATTGTACCTGTAACTGATTGACCAGTACTAAATCCAACTACATTATCAACTCTCAAAACATTTCTTGCCTTTCCTGACCCAACAACAACTCTTGCCTTATCACCATTAGATGTTATTAGTGGTTCACCCTTAAAGAATCTACCTTCTTGTAAGTCTATAGAGAACTTAGCAACATCTGCTTCATTTGAGACTGATCCATACTGACCATAATCATATATTCCTGGATCTTCGTCTACCTCATAACTAATAGTTGCTTTATTAACAAGTCCTGTTGCCTGATTTACATTATTGAGAGTAAAGAACTCATATCCATAGGTAGAAGAATTGTATCCATGTCCTGTTGATACACCAACATTCTCAACAAATACTCTATCACCAACTGCGAATGGTATAGGAACCTTATTTGTATATCCTTCAGGAGGTGTCTGAAGTGTTACAGTAACATTTGGAGCACTGTATGTAACGGTAACAATACCAACTCCATTAGTATTATTGACAGCATATAAAGCATTATCACCACTTCTTAGGTTTCCACCACCAGTAATAATCTTTGCTTGTGTTACTGCATTACCACTCAATTCAACATCAAATTTAGTTGTATCATTTTCTGTTCTTGTCTTACTATTGTAGATAACCAAATCAGGAGCAGTTAGATATTTACTACCAGTTGAAGTAATTGCTACGTTACTAACAGAGAAATTATCCTTCAAGAATACAACTTGTGGTACTGATGCTTCTGGACGTAATGTCCTATCTGTTGGATAATCATATCCAATATCAATCAATCCAACATTATCTAATACACCAATAGAGGATCCTTTTGCTTTCAATAGTGCTGAAGAACCAGTAGTTGAGGCAATAGTAACTTGAGGTATATCTTTATAACTCAATCCGCCAGAAATTAAATCAATTTGTCCTATAGGACCACCTTCATTACCTGTTACCAATAAGTAACTGAGGTCAGCAACAGCAGTTGTATAACCAACCTTTTCTGTATTTTGGAAGATATTATATTTGAAAGTATTGCTAGTTACAGAACTAATTGTAGCTTTTCCTGTAAAGATGCTGTTATTAACAATAATTTTATTGTATTGATCAATATCAGTATCTACTTCAACAACTTTTGTAGGTAATTCAGAATTGACTTTATAGTATAAAACTTGTGGTACTTGAGGAGTAAATCTTACAGATACCTTAGAATCAATCTGTCCAGCAGAATTAGTATAGATGACTTCTGGACGTGATACACCAGATCCAACAAATGATTTTTGGAATTTGTGGTCAAGGAAGAATTGTAATTTAGTATTTTCGAGAGAAGGATCTGAAACATCAAATTCTAAAGTATCACCTTCAATAACATTGACTACAGGGTTGATAGAAGACCCAATACTAACAAAACGATTACCTGCATCATATGTCATAGCAAGAGAACTTGTACCTGTAGATACAACTGACATTTCAACTGTATCAAGTGGTTCTAAAGTATGTGTCCCAAGAGTAGTAGCAGTAACTTCATATCTTATAAGATCACCAGTACAAACTCCAACTCTATTAGTAGTAAGTGAATGAGTATTACCCATACCAACATTCTGTTGATCATGGAACATTACTCTCTTAGAAGGATCAGTTGCATCTGCTAGTTGAGTTATAATACCAACTAAGTTTCTATCAATAACTGAAGCATATACTTCAGGTGGTAAGTCTGCAATCCAACCAGATGCAGTTCCAACCCCAGTTGGTTGGTACTTCATACTTACACCTATACCTTGAGCACCTGAACTATAATATAGTTTTTCTCCATTAATAAATGGATGATCCTTTATAAAGATAGTTCTGGATGGAATCTTTCTTGATCCATACTCAGCAGTTGTTATAGTATGACCAATTCCTGTACCAAACGATATACCAGCACCAACTACATCTTTACCAAAGTATCTTGAAACATCTTCGTCAGTATTTGGTACTTCATCAACAAGTTCAAAAGTAAACTCCTTTTGTAGTCTTGAAAGTACATTTGGTTGAGTGTGTGCTGCACCAACAGTACCATTTCTTGCACGAATTAGACTAACAGTTGAATATTTTGTACTAATATCATATACTTCCATCTCCTCGTGATCAATTCTCAAGATATCTCCTATCTTGAATGTGTTTACATCATCTTCTAATTGGATAGTAGTGGTAAGACCCACAGATCCACTTACCGCTTGCATTGCAGTAACAATTCCAGCCTTAGCAGGGTTTACTCTTGTTACTTTATGCTTACCTTCAATCATCTTATAATCTTCATTCTGAATATTACTAATTTCTACTACATCACCAGTAACTAGAGTATGAGGAACAGTTGAAATACCAAGAACTTCACCTCCCTTGTATTGGAATGTGGCATTTGGTAATTCATATACAGTTACACCAATTGAGCTAAGTTGTGGTCCAAAAATCTTACGAACACGTCCTATAGCACCATAACCATCAGTATCTGTATTATCAAATACTACATTATCACCAACTTTATATTCTCTACCATTATCAAGAATTTCAAGCTCTTCTACTGATCCAGCACTTGCATATAGAATACGTGCTTGTGTTGATACTGATTTAGTACCCCTAGAGATAAATTCATACTTATTGATATTATATGGTGTTGTATTTCTGACTAGATCATAATCCAAAGGATCTATTCTTTGATCAAATTCAAAGTCAAGATTTAGCGGTTCTGGAACTGACTTATAAGTTTCACCTATAATATAAGGGAATAATGGTTCTCTAAAACCTTGGAATGGGTTACCAGCAGCAGATACAACAGCAGGGTTTAGAGTAGTATAGTACGCATATACTCCATTTGGAAATTCTGGAGTAACGCTGAATCTACCATTATGTTGATCTAAATCTCCATAACCTGCCTGATAACTATAATCCTCGCAGAAGAACCCAATAGGGAAATCACTAATGTTAGGACCATCTACTCTTTGACCAGCAACCTTAACATAACTTGGTTTTATATAATCTACTCCACCACTACCATCAGTCTTCTTGAACGCAGAAGGACCATATATGGGATTACCATCGTATGCCCAACCTACAATGGGTGAATGTTTTACCCCATCATCCCCAAGGAATGTTTGAAGTTCCCTTGGAACATAGTAATTAGCATATGGATTTCCTTTAGTAGTATCTTTTGAAACTTCAAGATACCCATCATCAACATCCACACCTAAGAATTTCGCATATCTATCAACCTGATTAATCGTCCATTTCCTAATATTCGCAGAATATAGTGCATCTATACCAGGACTCCTAGCACTTGCAGTAGTTGCTGCTTGAGTATACCCACCTCCTTTCTCAATCATTATAATTTTAGTTATTCTACCCGAATCAATTATTGCTTTAGCGGTAGCACCCACGCCATCACCAAGAATTGTAATCTCTGGTGTACTAAACCAGTTCTCTCCACCAGACTTTACGATAACTTGATCTACTCTACCATTGATAATAAATGGTTGTAAGAACGCTTTACTACCAGTTACCGTATTGATTTCAGGTTTAAAGTTATCGTTTATAACAGTAGAACCAAACTCATTACCCTTATTACTTACATGAGCAGCAATTACTTCACCTCTTATAATTGGTGTCGCAGTAGCATTGTATGTACTAACACCTTGACGACCAGTTATTTCTACAACAATAGGAGGATCTTGGAAAGTATGTACACCAGTACCTACTGATGTAAAATTGATATGAGTATCTAACTTACTAGAATTAGAAAGACGGAATGTATCATCATCTATCCTTATACAATAATATTCAGCACCATTACTCAATCCACCAATAGCACCAATTGAGGATGAATATTTCATGACCTCACCAGATCTGAAATGGTGATCTTTTATAACAATAGAATCAGTATATGTATTAACACCATCTATAGTTACAACTTCACGATTATAGAAAACACCAGGATCTTCTACCAATACTTTATCAACCTTACTTCTTCTCCTAGCTGTTCTAAATTGGTGCATTCCACCACCATTTTGCGATATAGGAAGCGTACCAATTCCCGCAAGTGCCTTACTTTGCGATTCTGATATATGCATTTCATGGTCATTCAATTTGACCACGTAATATGGTGCACCATCAATTAGAGTACCTGGAGTAGTACCAATACCAATAGGAGTAGTACCATTTGTGGTATAAATCAACTCTTCACCATCTATGAAATGATGAGGTTCTGAAAATACAAATCTATCAGTCTTTGTATTGACTACAGTACCAGCAGTTGTCGCATCAAACTCCCTCGTTTCTGATAATCTTTTTATCTTTGCTTTTACAATAGAACCAACATTATTACCACCAACCATAGCAACATTTGGTGGTTCTAGGTAATCTACCCCATCAGTGTCCACTAGGATCTCCTGTAAGGTGCCTTTCATCTGTGCTATGGCAGATGCACCCACTCCAGTATGTCCATCCTGATAAACAGCAATACGAGGTGGATTAATAACATCATAATCCTTACCTGAATTGAGGATTTCAATACTGTCTAATGGACCGAAGTATATACTATCAGTTGCTTTATATGAATAACATTCAACACCATTGACAAATAAACCTACTCCACCCTGAACTGTTTCAGTGAAACTGTCACCATCAACAGGTGTAGGGAACTTACGAAGTAACCTCTGTGCTCCCAAATCACTATTGTAAAATATAGATGGAGTTAGTGTATGTGTTCCAGGATGGACATCACTGACTGTGAATGCGTTAATAAACTCACCAGAACGAATATTTTCAGGGGTATAAGCAAGAGCAATATTATTTTGATCGATCCTCTTGACATAATACGATTCTTCATCTGTTAGATTAATAAGTTTGACACCAGTCTCTACATTGTAAGTAAGTAAATCACCATCGAATAAATTATGGTCTACAATAGGAATCCATGTCGGATTTGCCGTATTACCTGCTGCAGTAGCAAATGACTTAATCCGCTTTTGTGGGTTAATAGTCCAATGAGGTAGAGAATTTGACGCAACAAATACATTACCCTGACCATCAGAGTAGGTATTCTGCACATCAGCAGTCGCATTATTCTTCAATAATAAACTTCTTCTAATAAAATACCTTTTAGTTGGATCAAGTACACTACAAGTTACTTCAATATCCGTATCTGATAGAATATTGGCGATAGTTGCATTGATAACGTTATTATCAATATCAATAATACCCAATTCATCATTACTATGGAAAGAGTGCTCTGTATCTAAGTTCAGTCTCCAGTTAGTTGGTGATAATTGAGAAAAGTTTAGAATATTGTAATTAGATGCAGTATTGTATATCCAGCTAGTAAATCTTAGAGTATCTTGCTCCTTTCCTAGAGACTTTAGATTAATATCACTTCCAGATTGCTGACTAGACGCATTTATGTCAACTTTATTGATTAGATTAGTAATTTCTAATTCTACTCTTTTTTGTTCATCACCATCTTCATATGCATATGCGTTAGTGCCCTGAGAACAAGTAGCACCAGTACCAACTAATTGACCAATAGTAAGACCAGTAAACTGAGTATAATTTTTTCCAGTATAATTTATATCAACATCATCAACTTTGAATGTTCCAGAAGTAGTAAATCCAACAGTAGAGTCAACATTAAGTACAGTTGAGTTTACAGGAGCACTCTTTGTTACGAAAGTTTTATTCTTCTCTTTGAACAATCCAAGAATAGTACCCTCAGATATTGAAATATTATAGTACGTAGACATACCAACGTGACTTGATTCAATACCATAGACTGAACCACTGGCATTACCTTGAAATAATGATTGACCAGCAATATTAAGTGGATTACCTTTAACATGCTTTGCAATCAATATATCGTTAGTGATATATCCAGCATCTGAAGGGCGAATCATATACTTCGCTGGTTGAATCATTTCAACTGGTTTATTATATAATGCACCAAATAATATCTTAAATCCTTCCTCAGATCCCTTTGTACGATAGAAATCTTTTGCCTGACGAATAAAATTCGATTGATCTATATTATTATTGAGTTTTCTTTCAGAAAAACCTGGTAATACTTGCTTCTTTAATTTCTGTAAGAATGTTTGGAGGAAGACATTACTAAGGTTATGTACTCTAGTTCCTTGTGCATGAGTACCAATACCAGACTTAGTGAATGTAAGAAACTCTGGTTGATTTGTCTTTTTATTATTTTCAATCCCTGAAAAACCACGACTACACCCAGTAAATGAAGTAGTACCAATACCAGTATAAGTTATTATCTCACCATTGATCTTAAGTAGACCCCATTGCTCTGGCCAACCTTTTGTTGAGTCAACATATATCGTTTTAGAGCTACCATTAATATATGAAGAGACTGATGTAAACCCTATAAGATTTTCATTGTTTAGAAAGTCAAGACCTTTGTATTCAACAAGGTTTTCAGCAATATCAGCAGGTCCACCTTGAAACTCCTGTGAATGATAATATGTCTTTAGGAATTCACCAAAAAGAGGATTGTCCGAGTCAATGGCCTGTGGTACCTGACTCTCAACAACTTCATTTATCTTTACTCTCGTGATCGAAGTACTGATCATCCTTTCTTATTCTCCAGTGCTAGTTATAATGGCACCACGAACCTTAGAATCTGAGAAGTAACTAGACTGTGGATTGAATCTAGATCCAGAAGTATTTGCACCAGTGGATATTGAATCTTCTCTCATATAGAAATCACTTTTATCTACAGAAAACTGAAGATATAATTCATTTTTTGCAAGAACGTCATTAGATTGAGGAATTGCCTCAACTTCAATAACATTATCAGGAAGAAGTGTACCAGTGATATTGATCGTATCAAGGATCAATTCGCCTTTAACATAATCTATTTTACCTAAGGTATTTGATATAATCTTGACTGTACCATCTTCTAGTATCTGGAAGAGGAACAATGTACCAGTAGTCTCAGTAACCTTACTATCACTCAAATAGCAGGTTCCAACAACACTTGCTACATTAAATCCAGTAGAACGAACGTTATACTGACTATTTGGATTGTAGAACTGATTTAGATAACAAAGTTCATATTGTGCATACTGATCAATTTTAGCAATCAAATTCCTTCTCATTTTCACAAGAGTTATATTTGATGTAATAGCAGTATCTACTCCATCAATAGTAGATAATACCTTACTATACTTGAATCTACCACCAAATTTATTGAGCTCTGTGCCACTTGCATAAGTGGTTAGTGAACTCATCACTAGAGTCTTCAAATTCTCTAAATCACCAACAAAGTTGGCATTATAGTAAACGTAACTATCAACCTCAACATATAAGAACTTGAGGTCAATGAATGATGGAACAATTCCAGCAATAGTATAGTTTTTGAGTGAGTTTAGAAGTTCCTTCTTAGTCAACTCAGATAAGAATGAACCATTCTTAGGTTTAGCTGCTATGAATACCCTACCAAACTGAGGAGGAGTAAGATCTTCTCCACCATATGCACTTACAGATTCAATATTAGGGTATATACTCGGTAAGATTGCTTCATAGTCATTCGCAGTTACTGCTCTATGTTGAGAAGCATATAACCGAGGTGCATAATATTTTACTGACGTTACTGACTCTATTTCATCTCCATTTCCTGAAGATTCATGTGGAATTAGATCAACATCGAAATTATCTTCTTGAGCACCATCTTCATTGTTTATACTACCTACAAAATTGAAAGCAGCAACCCCATTTCCTTCCTTACCCTCAGTCTTGATATAACTTGCACTAATGACATTACCTGATTCTAACTTCTTACCAAAAACTCCATCACCAAATAATAACTCATATTTCTCATCAGTTGTTTCTTGAATCAAATATATGTTAGAAAGTGAAGTGATTCCAACAATATTGTCAACTAAAGTATATTCAGTAGAAGTATTATCAGATACACTATTTCTTATCTTTACAGTGATCGTAGAAGTATCAATTCCATTATTAGGAAGTACATAACGTTGATTTGGTAGAGAATCGTTTACAACCCAATCAGCAGTCAAATATTGACCTTGAAAAACCTCAATATTTCCATTTGCTTGTCCATTGTCAGCAAGTATAGTAGTTGCCTCTGGTAGAGAGAAAATATAGTTTACGTTGGAAATATTACCATTAGCAACCACACCAGGTTGAATTACTGCTTGTGTTGCTGTAGTAGTTATTCCTGTTATGAGTATGTCACACGTTGCTCTTGCAGCACGTCTAGAACGTGGTACATAACCAATATTTCTTGCTAATGATACTACATTTTCTCTTAGTGTGGCAGAATCAATGAACGTCTCGTTCACTGCCATATTTGTATTATATGCTGTACTATATGAATTATATGCTAATATATTGATCAACATTGAAAGGTTAGACCCTTCAAAATCCATATCAGTGAATTCTGAATTCTCTTTCAAATAGTCTTTTATTGAGGTTTTTATATCCTCAAAATTTAAGTTTGTAAACTGGGTTAGTGCCATTATAGTCTAGTCGGTTCTAAAACGAAGTTTATCGATTGGGACGGTGCACTTATTCCAATAATATCGTACCGAATGGTAATTTCCAAAGAATTATCATCAGGAAAAGCATTGACCTCTGTATCAGTAAGACTTACTCTTGGTTCATAGTTATCAAGGACAGTCTCTATTTCTGTCTTTATAGGATCAATAAAATCAGTATTAGCAAGTTCAAATAATGCTCCTGTAATTCTAGTTCCTAAAGTATTATTGAAGAAAACTTCACCTAATCTGGTACGAACTAAATTTTGTACAGAACGCTTTATTGCATCCTCATTCTTCAGAGCTAATATATCATTTGTGACTGGATGACGCATCATGGATAAGGAAATATCCTTAAATCCTTGCGACGTTCTCTGAAGAGGCACTTGTGACCTATAATCTTGTGTATTTATCTATTTAGAGGCAATAAAAAAGGGTTCTTGCGAACCCTTTACTCTGTACCGATATAAACGACCTCTACGTCGTCTGGATGTGGGAAGCCAACTTGGTAGAATTCGTCTGCTAAATCAAACGTGATTTCTTCCATTTCTTCTTCTGAGACCGCTTCATGCACTTTCTCACCATTAATTATTATGTCGTAGCGATCCATTTACAAAATCCTGTAGATATGTCCAGTATGAACTTATCTATAAGATTCTAGTTTTCTCATGTCCTACACGACACTTAGGATCTATCCAAATTTCAAAACCTGCCTTTTCAGCATCTAAGCAGAAAGACACATCTTCACCGCACATATCCTGAACTTCACCAGATTCAAACACCTGCATTTGAGGTGCAAACCAAGGATACTTCATTTTCTCATTTTCAAAGACACCATGCTTGATTAGCAACCAACCAAATCCAGCATAATCAACTTGGAAAGGTTTACGACGTTTTTGAATACCATCTAACATTTCATGGTTCATGACTCCACCATTCTCTTTGAAGTCATCTTCTTCTAACCAATGAGCAACAGATGTAGTCTGTCCATCTTCAGTAACATACCAACCACCAGCAAGATCCTTATCCATCCAAATTAGACGATAAAATTGCTCTAATCCAAATACTATATCTGAATCAATCCAAAGTTGATAATCATACTTTAGTTTACCATCCCAAGGTAATTGATCAGGTCCACGAAGAACATTAGCACCTAAACACTTACAACGTGCAAAGTTGACCATCGATGAATAGTCTTGTGAGATTTGTATTGCCCCACCACGCTGAACAATCTCAAAACAGAGTTGAACAAAGTTCTTTAGGAAGATATATGAAACATTTCTACCAGGTAGGCAGAATACAAAAGTCTTACCCTTTATGAGTTCTTTTGCCTTTTCAATATCAAAATCATTTGACTTTTTTGTTTCTTCATCAGGTGGAGTCGTAACCACCTTAAATCCTTTAGCCATAAAACGAAAGACTTAGCAAATCAATTATACCACCTTATTTAGAATACGTCTACGGAGTACTTTTCGGCAAACAATTCTGCATCATCCCAGTCATTGACCATAGGCATTCCACGAATATTCAAAGAAGTATTCAATAGTACAGGACAACCAGTACGTTCGTACCAGCACTCTAGAATCGGTCTCAGGATGCTCTCAGAGGTTTCGGGGACTGTTTGTACTCTAGCTGAGTTATCAACGTGTAGACAGGCAGGTATAGCGTCTGGAAGGTTACATTGATAAGTATAAGACATGTAGCGACTACAGTCAGGCATATCAAAATACTCGTGACAATGCTCTTCCAGAATAGCTGGAGCAAATGGTCTGAACTTCTGCCTTTGCTTGATCGTATTGACGAGATCTTTTGTGGAAATTTCTCTTGGATCCGCCAAAAGAC